TAGTTACTGATAGGGAATCAGCAATAGCGGCATTTTTAGTAGTAAGGTACACAATCTCCTCCAATGTCATTCCTTCGCGGATCTCCTGAGGTCGGTTAAGATCGGTATCCGAGAATCTTACTGAACCCGGTCTTACTGTCTGTTCTGGGCGTTGTTCTAGTTCTTCCAGGGTACCGGCAGTTTCCATCTTAAAGTTAACCTGAGCTTTTGAGTAAAACTTCTTTAGGTTTGCTTTGTCTCGGTTGTAGGTATCGGTGATAATGTAGCCGTGGAGCTTAATACTAAAAGTAGCTTTTACTCCTCTATCCTGACCCTGTACTACCTCGATAGTAGGAGTGTAGGAATCGATCATTGCTCTAAAACGGTAGCGTTCCGGATCTCCCCAGTACGAATCTGATGCAAAGTTTAATGCTTCAATTAGTTTATCGCACTGTTCCACATAATCGGTAAAGATTACACATTGGTAGGTTACGGTAACATAATCTGGAACTACAACTCCGTAGAGTTCTTGAGAAGGGTTTCTATTAGAAATTACCGAAAAACGATCGTAAATATTCCTCTTAGAGTACTTCTTTTCGTAGATAATAAAGTTATTAACTTCGTTACCATCTAATTTGTTTCCTAAAGCTCTATTCTTTTCAATATTGCTTTTCTTAAACATAATCAACGGTACTTGAATCTTACCGTCTTTATCTCTGTAGAATCCGTCTTTCTGAATTGCTGCCCATCTTTCCGGAGATCCGTAGAGCACCGGTACATCGATCTTAGCTCCGTTCTGGGTTACTGATGGTCTGATTACGTTGTTAAAGTAGTGGATAATTGCTCCATCAATATCTTTAAATCCGACTAGAGGTAACTTTACCGTGTCGTCCTTTAATGAGATTTGATTCTCACGCTTGGTTTTTGAAGAAGCAGGTGCAGCACCACGTCCATCATATGGAGTGATCTGCTCACGAGTTAACTCCGATTGAGTCTTAGGAGTAGGTTTATTTCTTTTACCTTCAGCCATTACCTGACAGGTGTTATTCCGAGCTTGTCGGCTCTTGTTAGGTGTGCATCACAGATAATTGAAATACTTGCTCCAAACTTATCGCTTCTTCCAAAATTGTAATTATTATCCTTTCCAAAGAAGTACTGATTCTCTCTGACGGTGTCTACTTCGTAGTACTGCTCGTAAAGCATAATAATATCTCCTACTTCAGGTACTACATTTGCATCCACTAGATCATCTCTTAAAAATGCAAAAGAAACTGCTCTTCCTAAATCAGGTCCAAAATCATCAATCGAAACAACTTGATCGTTTTTCGTTATCAAACAATCCAGTAGCACTGGCGGTAGATAGGTCTTTGTTAGGGCTTCTCCGTAGATGTTGGCTTGAGTATCTTCTAAAGAAATTTTATAGTAAGCTGCTTCTTGCTCAATAATATTTTTGAGCAAAGCGCGGTTCATCTTTTTGATTAACCCGAAATCTCTTTGACTGCCAAATATACTCATAGGTCTACCTGCTCGATATGACGTTCAGAGAATTGAAACTTCTTAAGTTCCGGGATTGTAGTCATTGCCTCTTGTTGAAGCTGTTGAAAGGTTGGAAGGGCCGGTTGAGTAGTAATTACTTTTACAAGTAGCAATCCTCTTGGACGATCATCTTCCTTATTTGACTTATTATTTACAACAGCAACTTTATCTAAAGCTCGGATGATCTGAGCTATAGTTGTAATATCGGTATCTTCTTTAAACTCTACATAGACGTACGTTTTGTACATCTTAAACTGAGTTTCGCTTAGTAGTTGTTCTAGCTTAATCATCCTACGTAAATGGTCATTGGTACAGCCCTGATAGTGGTCTGTAGGTAATCTGATTCGTTTGCTTTTCTCTCTAGTTGAGAACGTCTTGAAGTCTGATCAAGCATATCTCTTAGCTGAAGAAGTAGGTCGGCTTTCTCTGTTCTAGCGTCTGTCAAGAGGTCGGCTTGGTTTAGCCCAGTATTGCTTCCGGGTACTGGAATCTGCTGGTACTTGCCTCGTATGTATCCTAGAAGTTCTTTTGTTAACGCTAATGTATAACGGTATATCCACTGTCTTCCTACAGAGTTAAGCTTATCGTAATCGATATTTTCGTAAGGTACTTCTCCTACGTTGGTAATTAAGCTACTACCTACACCAGATGCGCCTTCGGCTGAGTTTGCTTTTTCGCTTAGTTTATAGTATTCAAACCAAATCACACCTGTCACTTTAGGTACCGGGAATAACTTCAATCTGTTATTTACAATCTCAAAGCTATAACTTGATCTTCTAATTTGATCGTTAAACTCGATTGCCTGTACCTTTAAAATATCGTAAGAGGCTGGCATCAGTAAGAAGTTGATACCCGGTGAGTATGAACCAAAATCAAATGCATCCATTAATGACTGAATGCCGGTACCGGTTCCTGCATAGGGGTCAAAGTAGCGAAGGATTGCAGGTGGTGCTTCGTAGAATACTTTTCTAATTTCAATTCCTCCAACAATGCCTTCAGCGATAGCCCATTCATTTAAATCGTATTCCTGTACGTCAGTGGTAACGTTTAATGATCCTGAATACTTTGTTACGTTACCTCCTACTCCGGCTTCTGTACCGTAGTTTTGACTGATAGCAATAACCCGGGCTAGAGAAGGTTCAACTAATGTGGAGGTAAAGGTACCGGTTGGAGATGAGCCTTCCATCGAAAGGTAGTTCTCTCTGATCTTATACTGGAAGACTTCGTTACCGTAAGTTGTTACTGCTTCTTCAAAGCAAGCGTAGATTGATTTAGCTTGAAGTTCTACATCCATCAAAGGATACCCTAATCTCTGAGCACAGAATGTAGCTACCTTATCAGCATCAGTCTGAAAGTCTGGATCGTTATCATAAAAGCCGAATGGAGTATCGCCAGGAAAGAAGTTACTGGTGCCGGTCCAAATTTCTATGTCAGCCATGCTTTTTCTTTATAAATAGCAACTTTGTACACCTACTGTGTAGTAGTGCCTATTAGAAAAAAGTCAATGTTATTGTCTGCGTAGGAGCACCAACAGTGTATTGATTAGTTCCGCCCCAGTTCGGATTGTTAATCATAGGTCTTAGAGCGTACGTACTGGAAGCACTACAAGAAGCGATATTTGAAAATTCAACAGCTACTCCTCCAATTTTAGGAGTTCCACAACCGGTTCCAACTCTCCACACAACTGAATTGAGTGTTACTGAAGTTAAGTTGGTTGCATTTCTTAAGCATTTGCAAGAGTTTGTACGTTGGTTGGGTGGGTAGCCGTTATACTATTACCATTGGTACTAGACCATGTAAAGGAAGTATACGTACCTGTTAAGCTTGCTCTAAAAGTATTCCATGCTGTTTCGACTGTAGTAGATGGAGCTTGACCCTGGGTGAAGAGTTGTGAGAAAGTAGTTCCGACTACCGGTTCGGGAGGGGTAGCTGACCAGATCTCTACTCCGTCCAGGTACGCAGCTACAGCTGGAGCTCCGTTGATATAAAGGCTAGATGCATCTCCAAACAGTGCCATATTAGGTAATGATGTAGAGAGTTCCGCTTACAGGTGTTATCGCTGCATAAGATGCAGAAGATATTGATTCTATGTTCTGAATAGTTGTAGAGCTTACAGCAGAAGCTAAAGAAGCTGAAACTGAACCTACATTGTTGATATATAGATCAGATCCTGTGATTGCTCCAGATGCTGAGATCTGTCCTTGTACATTTAGGTAGTCTCTCACCCATAACTTACTGTCTTTTGTAGAATCTCCGTATCCTACCCAGGTCTGGTTTAGTCCTCCTGAGACAAATATTACAGTGCTGTTCTCCACTGTCCCTAATCCAACTGATGTTGAGGTGTTATACCCCATGAATAGGAACGTTTCTTGAGATCCATTACCTAAGAATCCTCCGTTGGTAGCTAATGTTCCGTTACGGTTTACCAAAATAGTGCCGGTTCCAGGGTAAATTCGTCCTCCTAAAGAATTTCCAAAGGGATCATTAAATGCTCCATCATGTCTAACTACCGCGATTCCATCTGTTGCCGTTACTTTAAGTGCATTAATTCCCGTATGGTTGATTAATACGCTTCCAGACACAGTAAGAGAGCCTGAGATTTGTGCAGATCCGGTGTACGGAAATGCACTGGCTGCGGAACCGGCGGTACCTTGTGTTCCTTGAGTTCCAGTTCCAGCTAAACCCTGTACACCTTGGGTACCCTGAGCTCCATCGTTAGCAGCTTGACCTGCTGTGCCTTGAGTGCCTTGAATTCCTGTTCCGGCCGTACCTTGTACTCCTTGAGCACCCTGTGTTCCTTGTGAGCCGGTTATATACGAGATAAGTTCCCAGGTAGAAGGTCCTCCACCACCGCCTATAGTTTCTGTTCCCAGGTAAACCATTACCTCTCCAGGATCTGTTTCGTAAGCGGCGAGGGCGGGTGGTGTACCGGCTTGAGAAACTACTCCTACAATGTTAAACTGCAGTACACTGTAACTCCCATTTGTAAAAAGGTTATTAACAGTTGAACTATGGCTTACGTTATACTTAACAAAGTTACTTGCATCAGTTGCTATAGTCATCACTGTAGCTGCTTGTAATTCACTTGATCTGTTTACTCCATTTCTATCGGTAGCAGCAAGTGAGATCTGGGTGGGTAATCCATTAAAGGACCAGTGTGCTCTTGTTAATCCGTTAAATAGTGCGGTGTACCCGTTGTTGTATATAATCGTACCACTGGTACCTCCACCAACGTGCTGGTTGTTAACATAGTAAGGTCTTCCGGCACTTCCTGATCCTTCAGTCCATTGAAATACTTCGCCTGTGGAAGTAAATCCTAGTTGATCTGTATAAGAACCGCTTCCAAAGGAGCCTGATGTAGCTCCGGACTTGGGTCCTTCTACTCCTACCGTACCTTGAATACCTTGAAGACCTTGTGCTCCGTTTGAAGCTGCTGTACCGGCTACTCCTTGAGCTCCTTGAGTTCCTATACCGGCTGTACCTTGAGTTCCTTGGGTTCCGTTGGTACCCTGTGTTCCTTGAGTTCCTATACCGGTTAATCCTTGAATTCCCTGGGTTCCGTTGGTACCCTGTGCCCCTTGTGTTCCAGCGCCTGTTGTTCCTTGTACGCCCTGTGTTCCTTGAGCTCCTTCAGGTCCAACGATTCCAGTGGACGCTACTGATACCGACGTAGCTCCGGTTGGAGATACAGCTACGCCCGTGCCTGTTACCTGTACTGTTAAGCTCATCGGGTTACTTCTTTATCTAATTTAACACTTCCCTGTAGAAGTCTCACTACTGTTCCTCCGGTAATAAGCTCCATATCGTATACT